GTTCCACAGTCTCGACTTGAAGCCCTTGCCGCATTGTTCGCACGTCAGCACCGGAGCGCCGGCAAGGTAGGTTTGCCAGTAAGCGGCTTGCCGCAGCGGGTTGTCCCATCGCACCTCGCGGGCAAGGTTCTGACGTGACGATCTTGCGCACATTGCCGAGCAAAACCGAAAGCCCCGCGCCATATCTTCATCGTCGATAGGACCGCCGCACCGCGCGCATTGTTCGCGGCCAACGGTGTAGCTCCATTGGCCCTCATCCCAAGACGGCCGCGCCGCGCCCATGCGCCGCAATGCTTCCTGCACCACGTCTGCGGCGGTGGCGTCGGCAACGTCCCAGGAATGCCCGCGTAGGCATAGCAAGGAACGAATGCCGTTGCGGCAATCGCCCTCACGTTCGAACTTGCTGAACCGGAAGGTTTCCAGCGTAGCCATCACGCCATCAATGGCAGCATCCCGACGCTTGCCCTTGAACAGCGGCGCGGGCTTTGGCTTGGGCTTTGAGCCGTAGCGGTAGAGCCGATAATCCCGCGTATAGTGCTGTTTGTACGGCCGGGACGTTGACGGAGCTTGCCACATGGCGATGCCTCACGCCGCGTTGCCGTCCGCCCAATCGAGCATTGCCAGCGCCGCCTTGGCGTCGATGCCGGCTTCCTTCGCCTGCGCCAGACCTTGCACCAGCGTTGCGAACGCCCGCGCGCTGCCGCCAGCGTCAAAGGCTTGCGTCGGTCCCATGGTGTCGATCGTGACGCCGCCGCCGAGCTTTGCTGTTGCTTCCTCCGCCAGTAGTTCGGCAATCGGCTGCAACGTCCATTGCGCCAGATGCCGTTGCGCCTCGCGGACCAAAGGCCCTTGCGCCGCCGATACGAACAGACCGGGCAGCACGCCGAACGCCGCCTGTACGCCGTTGCGCGCGGCCTCAAGGGTTTCCGCCGTCATCGCCCGTTCAAGGTCCGGCGTCATGTCGCTCGGCCGCCAATCGGTTGCCGGTGCGGGTCCGCCCGCTGCCGATACGGTGACGGATTCCCGCAGCATGACGCGGCCCCGCTGTCCACGGAAAGAGCGTCCGATTGAAACCATGTCGGTGTCTGGCGATTCCGGGAATGGCACGATCTGCGAACCAATCGGCGCATTCTCGAACACTTCCGCAAGCGAACTTTCCACCGCCTGCAACATGCCTGCCGTAAGGCTTGCGCGTTTCAGCGGCGCGGTCCCGTAGTAAGGCGCGGCCGGGTCGCAGCCGATACGGACGTGCAGCACTTCGCCCGCTAAAGCCGTTGTAGACGTGCCGCCGCCAGCCTCGGGGATGCTGACACGATACGCGGTCGGACGACCGTTCCGGGTCCGCAAGTCCCAATCCGAACATGGCACCAGCGCATCGCCGTCAATCAGGAATACGCTTTCACCACGCAAGGCGAGCGAGCGTCCGATCAGCGCCAGCGTGCGCCGGTCAAGCATGTCGGTGCCGTTCACCTGTGCCAGCGTAAAGCCGTTTTCCCATAGGCTGACACACGACTGCGCGGTGGCGGTCAATTCTGCGATGCCGCGCCGGCCGCTGATATAGGATTCGCGCGCCGCGATGATTTCAGCGGTGAAGCCGCTACCAGCCGAACGCTTTTCCGTCGCCGGTGACAGCATCCGTTTCAGACGTTCAAACATTTCGGAGCCCTCTCAACAAATCGGCCGCGCCGCTGTTCTGCATTGCCGCCGCCATCCACGTTGGCGAGCGCGACGACGACACGCTGACGCTGCCCGCCGTGACGCTTTCGGAGCGCGCACCGGGTTTGCCTGCTTTGGTGTTGAGATAGGCCGCCAGACGCTTCACGGCCTCCCACACGTTCGCGGGAACGGTGCCGCCGCCAACGGTGCCGGTGAAACGGTAAGGCCCTTCACCGGTCAGCATGTAGCCGCCAAGCGGTGATGCATCGAGCGTCACCTCAGACCATGCGCCAGCGCCCCATATCTCGACGGTGGCGACGGTTGCCGGTGCCAAGGGTGGAAACCACGCGCCCGGTCCCTCGACAATCCACGCCACGCTGCGGGACGTGTAGCGCCATGCAATCCATTGCTCGACGCGCATCCATGCCACGTCGTTCAATTCGATTGCTGGCGAGAGCGTCGGATATGCCGACGGTGCGCCTTCCGTCTGTTTGATGGTGACGGCCATTAGCGATACCTCGCGATTGACGGCAGCGCGGGTTGCGCCCTGACGATAGGAATGGGACGGATCAACGGCACCGGCGCGGTGAGCACGGGAAAGGTTGCCGTCTGTTGCTGCGATGGTGGCGGCACAAGGATGCCGTTCTGCCAAATCCAACCGGCCGCGAGCTTTTCAGCATCGGTTTTCGGCGGTGGCACAAGGTTGCCGTTGGCGTCACGAACCCAGCCGGCCGCGATTTTCTCGGCGTCGGTCAGCGGCGGAATGTCTATCCCAACTTGGGAGAGAGTTTCGTCGTCCTCGCCATCGTCCGGCAACGCCTCGATGGTGGATTCCTTGTACGCCGGCCGCGTCACGATGCTCAGTTCATAGAGCAGCGCGGAATTGATGGTGCGGATCAGCGCATTGAACATACCGCGCGACGGGTCATGGCCCTCATCGGTGAAAACTTCCGGCTTGGCGACACGGCGCGGCGGTGGCAGGCGAAAGCCCGGAGAGATGCCGTAAGCCAATCCTGAATCGATTTGCGCCAGCACGTCGCGGCCGTAGGACGTAGCCGCAATCTCTGGCGTGATTTCCGCCTCGAACGTCAGCGCCTCGGCGGTGTCCACCAGCTTCATGGTGCCGGTGAGTTTGCTGGCGAGCGGACGGTTGAAGTCATGCCCGACAAGCAAGTGAATCTCTTTGTCCGCAGCCTCGACACGATAGGCAAAGGCTTTCGGTGCAAAGGTTTCTTTCTGCGGACGGCCGCCCTTGCGCCCGCCATCGCTTAGGACGGCGCGCTTTTTGTACGGGAAACGGCCCCGAAGTTTGCGCCGCCCTTTACGAGCGGCGCGCACCTCAAGATCGCCCATCCAAAGGGCGGTTTCCATGTCACTGAATCCCGGTCAGGATCTGCAACTGCACGGCGCGGGACACGGTGACGTCCATCGTCGCCAGCGCGGTGAGCCGCAGTCCGCCCGATGCCGCGTCGCTGTAGGGATCGCGGATCAGGTCGATTGCGCCCCAGGTGCCGACAAAGATCGGTGCAACACCGTTGACCGTGGTGGTGAGCAGCGCCTTGCTCGACAGCGGCGAACTTGCCGGAGCCGCCAGCGCGTTCGAACTCATGATCGGGTTGCCGATGTTTTTCGTCAGACGGTCCCATTCCGAGACGGCGGTGCCGCTAATCAGCGTGTCGTCCATGTCGTCATAGACCTCCGGGCGGATCAGCAGATTGACGGAGCCGGGTCCGGTTGCCGCATTCGCGACCATGAAGCGGGTGACAGCCGCGCGAAACGCCGCCCAGCTTGCCGCAGCGTTGACGGCGGTGGACGTGATGCCGTAGCTGCCGACCATGACGCCGGAAGGTTCGCCACCGGTGCCAGCACCAAGGAACACGGCCTTGTCCATGCCAACGGCAAGACAGCCGTTCATGTCGCGCCGCACCGCCTGTTCGAGCGCGTCACCGGACTGTTTCAGCGCCTTCCGCGTCACCTTCATGGTGATGCCGTAGGTGTTGTTCGGAGCAAGGCTGAAATCCGTGGTGCTGTATGCGGTCGGTCCCGCCACAGCGCCGGTTTCGGTTGCAGCCCATCCGCCCGTTACCGCCGAGTTGGTGACGGGATATTCATTCGTGCCCTGCGCGATGTTGATGAAGCGAGTGCCCATCTTGCCGGCCACACTGTCCGCAAAGATACGGTCGATGATCGGCGCGGTGTAAACCGGTGACGGCGTGCCCGATGCAATGGTTTCGCCGGCGCGAATTTCCAGCGCCTCATAAGGCACCGGGACGCCGCGATAACCGCCATGGCTGCGCAGTTCCTGCACGATTTCGGCGGTGGCACCGTCAAGCGGCCGCTTTTCGTCCAGCATCAACGCGACTTGCCGCAGTTCGAACTTGCCGATCAGGTCCGCGTATTCCTTATCGGAGCGGGTTTCCAGATCGTCCTTTGCTTCACGTCGCTCGTTGTCCTCGACGATCAGCGCGGCGCGATACTTGGCCTCGTTGCTGCGATATTCCAAATCCATCGTGGACATGGAACGGGTTTCGTCCTCGGTCAATTCGGACTTGCCGACAAGACCGGAAAGAGCTTCACGGATTTCCGACTGACGCCGGGAGATTTTCACAGACTCAAGCATGGGATTTCCTTTGGTTTGGGTTGCGCGATGGCGCGGACTAAATCGCGCCATGCCTGGCGCTTCGGGTCGATTTCGGCCAAGCCGATCTCGATTCGGGTTTTGCGGGAGTGGCAGCGGCAGCAGAGGCTTTGAAGATTGGACAACTCGAACGACAGTTCGGGATGGCTGCGCACCGGTTTGATATGATCGACCTCAAGGGGACCGGCCGCACCGCATGACACGCATTTGAAGCCGTCACGGCGCTTTGCAGCGAGCCGCAGCGCCGGCCATCGCTTCGAGCGACAGACCTTCGCCGAATGGTTGGCGTAGTCGCGTCGGTTCATACCCATACCGGCGCCCTCGATTTTTTCACCGGCTGCGCCAGCAATCGCGCACCGTGAGCGACGGCAAGCACGGTCGCGGATGCCGCGTCGATACGGCCAAGGCTGCGGGCTTTCGCCAGCTTGATGTTGTTCGCAGGGTCGCGGAGACAGACCGCATCGGCAAAGGCCGAGCGCAGCAGCAGCGATTGTTTCGATTTCACCAGCCCGTCGAAACAGGCGCGCCGGAAGCCGTCGCAGTCCGCGTTGCCATCCTTGAAGCCAAAGCCGCGCCACACCAGCGGAGCGCGGATGCCGGCAGCGTCGATTGCCTGCCCAAGTTCGGCTTGCTTGTAGCGGTCCATCACCAATGCGGAGACAGTCTCGCCCTCGATATGACGCATCACGTCGGACAGCCAAGGCGCGACGGGAACGGTCATGGCCCCGAGCGTTGATAGCTCGCCACGGCCTGCCATCTCGGTGTAGCGGTTGCCGACGCCATCACGCTGCCCGCGATCAAGCAAGGAAGGCTGTGACGGAAACCAGCCAAGGCATTCGAGCCGGTTTGTCTGCGGCCAATAGAACGCCGCTGCGGTCATGGATGCCGAGCCGCCAAGATCGATGCCGATGACGACAGCGCCCTCGCGTGGCGGAAGTTCTTCCACCTCGCACCGCAGCCATTCGTCGGTGGTGAGCAACACGTCCCGGTTTTCACCGCTGACACGCTGATTCAAATTGAAGAGACGGAAACTCGAAAGCGTGTTGCCGCCGCGTTGGATGGCGCGCCGTGCTTCGCCCTGTA